GAGAAAGAGAAGAACGGTCACTCGCTTCTGTTTCATAGATTTGAGTGTGTTCATCTTCGTACTTTGCATACTCCAAACCAAACAAGGCGTTAAGCCCCGGCAGGAGTTCTTTAAGCATTTGCGCTCTTGAAATTGCCATTGCCTAGTTACTCCTATACGCCGGTTGTGTTTCGGTACGCATGACCAACGTTAAACTTAAACAGTGCATCGGTGAATGCATCACCAATGGTACTGCTTGGGCCATCATAAAAATCATAGATTCTTAGTGGCAACGTATTGGTCGTCGCAGTTGAGTCAGCATCAACAGCATTTTTGCTGTTACCGATGCTTGTGGTTCCAGCAGTTTGGATCACATCGAAGTTTGATCCGAGTGCTGTTTGTGCAATAGCACCATCAGCTTGCATCAAAAAGACCACATCTGGGTCAGTCAATACATAAGCCTCAATATCATCAGCAGCCGTAGATGCTGGATAGTATTGATTAAACGTTAACTGACCAGTGGTAGGATCGGTGTATTTAACACCCATGAAAATACCAATGGTGGTTAGCGTTGCAGTTCCTGCGTCCTTTTCAATGACACCAGCCGCAACCATCTTAACAAAATCACCGTTGAATATCGCAGTAGCATAACCGCTGGCAATTTTAAGATGCTGGACTTTACCATTGAAAGAACCACTAGCACTTGTCGTGCTTACGGGTCTTGCTCCAAATGGAGCGGCTGTAGTAGCCATAATAGTTTCCTTAACAAATCAAAAGAATTTTACCATCCACTCTTACTTACGCGAGTTGTTCGATCTGGTCGAAGCATAGGCATTCGAGGATCGTTCTCACGCATATATGAATGATCGACACTTTCCATTTGTTGCGCTGCAATTCCTTCGTAATGACGCTGGCGAGCATCCGCAACTTCTTGTGGAGCTTTACACAAAAGCTGACCGCCAATTTCTACACATCCGGGGAATTGGCTATTGTGATCTGGCATCACCTCTAACTCTGGATGGTCTTCCAGTTTTACTGGTTCCCATCCTTCCCTAAAGCGCATTGAAACATTGGTTGCATCCGTTTGACCTACCATAGATGTCCTCACCCAACGAAAAGCCCATCCGGGCTGTGGAATTGGATCTGGTAGAAGTGTAGGCGGTTGCCACGCTGTTTCTCTTGACGTTTCACTTCTTGTTTCAAGTTCCCTTGGTTCTCGGCTATCTGTCATTGTCCCATCCTTCTTTTTGATAATGCGTACTGTTCAGGTGTCAAACCTAGTCTTTTGCTTAATTGAATTTCACTGCTACTCAATTTCACCTGACGCTTTCCGGCATTCCCACGCTGCGCTGGCGCAACTACCGTTGAGCTTTTTGTTTGTGTTCGTTCCGCCTGCTGCGGCTCAATACCAAACGCTCTGGGAAATGACTCCCTAAGTGCTTGATCTACTGCTGAAAAATACTCAGGTGTGTTTCTTTGCACCCCTCGTTTAATCAACATTTCATCAAGCCCATAAGTAAAGCCAGTTAGAGCTTCGTTTCCGGGCGCTCCAAACCAACTATTACGAGACAACCAGTTCTGCAATTGCGGATCTAGCTGCTCTTGTTGCGGTGGCTGTTCCACCTGCACATTTGTCGGAGCCTGCTGCTCTGACTCATTCGTTTGCATCTGAGACTTATAATTATCTATATAAGCCCTGTCTGCCTGTATCCGCGCAAGCTGTTCTTGCGCCTCTACCATTTTCTGCGTATCGCCCTCTTCGTGGGCTTTTGTGTACTCCTGCCTTAACGAAGCCAACTCTGCTTCGGTGCGTGTCTGTACACTTTGCAATAACGCTTGTTCACTTTGACCTACCAACCCTTGAAGTCTTTGAACTTCTCCTTGGGTATTTTGTGCAAACTGAACAGCCTCATCGCGTAATCTTTGTGCAGCTTCTTTCTCTCTACGCTGCTGATGATACTCGTATTTGAGTCTGTTTAAACGCTTTTTAACACGATCATCTGCAATGTCAATCTCTTCGTCGATATTAAATGGTTCAACATCATTGCGTACAGGCCGACGATCTACTTCAGGAGTATCATCTACCTCAACAACTTCTATTTCATCAGAATCAAAACCACTTTCAATATTTTCATTTGGCTCTGGAAAGTTTACCTCAGACACGACTTATCCCCCTTGGATCATCAACTACAGCTTCGACCGTATCGTCATTAATAATACGGAACTCTTTGCCATGAATGCTAATGCGCGTACCGCTATAGGCTCGCATTATTATGAAGTCGCCTTCACTACACCAAGGCCCATTAGGGAATCGTTTTTTGTCTTGATAACAGTCTGGCCCCATCGCAAGAACAAACCCAACTACCGAGGCGGTTTCCTCAATAGATATTGTTGCCTGCGCCTTTATGATCCCGCCTTCTGTCTTTTCGTCGATTTCCGGTAAACCGATCAGTATATGATAGCCCGTTGGCACTGGGAGTTGACTAGCTTTATCAGCAGTCTCTTCTTTCGTACCAATGGCCTTTAAGTCTACTTCTGCCATTTTTTTCTCACCGCAACACTTATTGGGAAGTGTAGAACCCATTGCATCCTGATGATGCTAATTCTCATCAACAAAAACGCGCTCTGCTACCTCTCGTATTTCGCGTATTGCTGTTTGTATCCCTTCGAGCTGTCCTCGATAGAGCTTATACTCTTCTATCTTTTCAACTGACCCTGCAATCAGCTTTTCTTTATGATGACTTTCTAGCTCGTTTAAACGCGATAACAATAAGTCAACAAATCTTGGATCAACAAAACCTGACATTAAACGTTCTTAGTTATTTGTTCAGCTATCTTTCTTCCAATATCTGCGCCTTTAACCGCATCATTCTGTCTTTGTTTTTGTAACCGTTCATCTCGATCAAACCCAGATGTCAGTGCATCTTTAGTCAGTTCAGCAGCGGCTAATTTTTCTGCACTATCTATTCGATCTTGCGCGATAGACAAGTCTTTCTGAATCTTTAATCGCTCAAGGTCATCTCGCATTTGCGCTTTTTCTGCATCAAGCGCCAGCTTCTGTTGCTGTGTTTGCACTCGTTGCTGATCTGTTTGAGCCTTCGCCATTGCTGCCTGCTCTTCAATTTGAAGCTCACGCTGCTTTAGCTGAAGTATAGGATCTTCTGCTTGTGCCGCTTGCTCTTGCTGCTGGGCTTCTTGCTGGTCTTTTTGCAACAACTGCTCTGCTGCTTGAGCAACCAAAGACGATAGTTTGGCTTCGATTTCTGGCGGTAGTTCTGTGTCTATCGCTGGAAGCTCTACACCAAGCTCTCTTTGTATTTCTTCTCGATACTTAAATGCCAAGTGCTCTTGTATGTGCGCGGTAACTGAGGCTTGTATTGCCTGTTGATTTGGTGCTTGCGCCATAAGCTCCATAATCTTTGGATCTTGCATAGCAGCCATATGCACTCGAATATGCGCTTCATGATCTTGATACTGGAACGCCTTAGCTGGCTCACCATTAATAAAGTCCATGTTCTCTGTAACAGGATCTTTAGGAGTAAGGTCGTTTTGTTCAGGCACTAGATTTTCTGGATCTCTAATACCTAACGCCTCAAGCATTTGTCTATGCAGTGCTGGCAAGTCATAAAGCTGTGGCGCTTGTGAAGCAAGTTGCAGCGCAGATTGATACTGCATAATACGCTGAGACATAGTTGCCGCATTTGGATTAGCAACAGGTATTACATCTATTTGATCATCAAAGTCGGCAACAATATCTGATGGCTCACCATATGGCTGGTATGGATATTCTGATGGCCCAAAGTCCTTCACGATACGCACCAACAGTTTAAGCTCGCTCTTCATTGCCGCATAAAGTCTTGCCTGAATTGCAGACATGACTTTCATGTTTCTTTCAATAAGCGCAAGCGTTGTGCCTACTGGCGCTTGGCTATTCATATCAGCAGCCTTTACATCAGCCATTGATGCAAAGCGACGTGATTCCTCAACGATATTCTGTAATAGCTGATACAACGTGCCACTGGGTTCTTTGTATGGCAGGAACGAAATGTTCTCTTTTATTGTGCCGCCGGGAACATCAACATCCCTAAACTCTCCCGGCATGATCGGCGTATCGTCTGCTGTAATACGCATACCGCGAGTCTTTAAGCCTCCGGGCAGGTTTGCCAATGTACCTGCGTCAACAAGTTGCCGGAGTATTGATGTAGCAGATTTAACTAATCCACCAATAAGGTGAACAAGACCGAGGCCATAAAAACCAAGACCCGGAATATATTCGTAATGAACAAAGTGATCCCGCCTTCTCTTTAACGAATCATCTTCAAAAAAGTTACGGCGTATGGAAAGTATTTGTGCGCTACCTTTATCAACGGTTACAACATATGGCACCGCAATACCCGTTGCCTCCCCATCCTTCATATCAGGGAAGTCATTCAAATCAAGATCAACTTGTATCTCTAGAATTGTATTGACAGTTTCGCCGGTTAGATAAGAACCGCTTGCCGATGATGTGTATGACTCGCCTGTGATTTCTCCGTACTTCTCTTTTACGGCATCTACATAACTATCAGAGCCTAGTAGTTCGATGTCTCTATAAAAACCAGAGACTTGCAGTTTGCGTATTTCATTTGTTGTTTTACGCATACGATGGGTCATGCGTGTTAACGATTTAATATCTGTTGCCCCGTTAAACACCACCATGTCTTCTGCTGGGACAAACATAGAGCAAGGCCGGCCCATACTTGGATCGAAATACACTTTCTTAAATGCACTTCCTGCTAGGGGCAATGAAAACAACATACGTTCTGTTTCACTACGAAACTCAGTCATTTCTTCTGTGAGCAAAAAGTTTAAATAGTTCTGAACCCGATTAGCCTGCTTATACATCTCTTCGGTAGCTTCACCGACAATTTTTGATTTAGCTGGGCCACCTGCTGGAAAGATTTCAGATATTGCCTGTGACTGAAAACGAATAACTGATTCTGCAAGGAGAGGGTGGTGTACGCCACACGCTCCGGGCCAAGGCTCTGTACGGTCTTCAATCTTCAGGCCAAGAAGATCTAATCCTTCAATGTATGTCTCTTCCCAATCGCGGCGAGAAGATAAATCATCTTCATAAGCTGATACTAATTCAGATCCAAGAATGTTTAATTCTTGATCGCTTATATACTCAGCTAGGTTTGCATCGAATGGTGCATCTTCTACAGATGGATCAGGATCGAAATCAATAATCATGCCCCCGTCTTCTGTTTCAATAGCAACAGAATCTGGGTTCTCTATTTCAATAATCATCTCGGACTGCTCATCCGCATCTGCTAGACGATTTTGTATATCCGCCATCTGAAGTGAATCAAGCGACTTTTCTACAGCCATACAATGCTCCCGGTTGCGCGGAGTTTAAACGCACTAGTAATAGTTAGCAATTCGTCTTGGTGCCTGTTCCGTGTAGTCATCATGCTCCAAAGCAATAAACCCACCTTGTCTAAACCTCAATAACGCCTGAGTCGAGGAGTCCACCAAGTCATCGTGATCCCCTATAGGAAAAGATGCAAATTCTTCAATAACTTCTTCAGCCCAACGACGGGCCGGTGCCCAAACAATACCTGATGCAAAGAAGTCAGCAACAGCGTTTACACGTGATACTTTGTCATTTCCTCTTGACGGTGTGTATTCAGTTACACTGATGCCCATTGCTCTTAGTTCATAGATCAGTGGAGCACCCGCTGCCTTTGCCTCCACGATAAAAGCATCTGGCTCCCAATCCATATACATCTCATACGCTCTTTGCTTTAACGTGGGAAACTCCATTCGTTCTTTCAAAGCATCGAGCAGGATAATATTTGGAGCCATACGCCCCTCATCGTTATCCTTATAGAATACGCCCCATGTAGTACATGCAGAATAGTCTGCTCGCTCATGTTTCATAAAGGCGGTATCCCAAGACTGAATAACAAACGACACCTTGGGTGGATCACGGTCTTCCCAGACTTGCCACCAATCTCGTTTGATAATGGCAGACTCTTCAGATGTGGGCTGCTGTTGGTACTGCGCTTCCCACTTCGAGATAGGTAGTTCTGCTTTGAGCTTCTCTAGCTCCTCTACAGGCCAGTAGTCAGGCCAAAGCGACCTACCTGATGGCAGTATAGCGGGTAGCTCTAAAACCTCCCATTCGTCCGTACCGTCCCTCTCAACGCTATCTCGCATTATTTGACCGCAAAGATCCTTCTGGCTCCAGCGAGTCATCACAATAATGATTGCCCCTCCGGGCTGTAGACGCTGACGAGGCCCAGAACTAAACCACTCATGGGTAGAATCAAATACTTTAGGATCTGCTTGTTGTCCCTGTTGTTCTGAGTGGGGGTCATCTATAATAAGCAAATCGGCACCACGCCCTGTTACGGCACCACCGACACCTACTGAGAAGTATTCGCCACCACCTGACACATCAAAACGACCAGCGGCTTTTGAGTCAGCGGTTAGGGAGGTCTCAGGGAATATATCTTTGTATTCTTCACTGCTAATCAAGTTACGAACCATACGACCAAAGCGAACAGCAAGCTCGGCGGTGTGAGAAGCCATGATAATCTTCTTGTCAGGCATCTTACCCATGATCCACGCAGGCAATAACCAAGAGGTCAGCTGAGACTTACCCATACGAGGGGGCATATTAATCATTAAGCGCTTACATTCCCCGCTAGCAACTCGCTCAAACTTCTCAGCCATCTTCCTATGGTGCCCCCCTTCAATAAAAGCAGGCCATACAGAAGAACAAAAACACAAAAACTCTTCCTGCGACTTCTCCCTTCGTACCGACATCTCCAAAGCCTTCATCAAATCCATCACTTGTTTACGCTCTGAAGCAGTCATTGCTGCTAATCGGTCAGGTGTCAACAACGATTGTACATCAGAAAGCTGTTTGTCAATATCAATAGTCATGTTGTGCTCATTGTTTACAAAATGGTTTTCGTAAATATAAAATTTTACGCGCTATTTTTTGTCAATAATTGTTTTTGGTTTAAGGGGTGGGGTTTGTAAAGTGGGATGATCGACTGTAGATAATTGTATGTATACGTATGTGCG